ACTACTGGCTGTGGGCGAGAGCGTTTTTTGATGCTCCGATTTTTGATTTGCAGGCAATCGCCGCGCTGGTTCAGTAACCAGCTTGTGAGACCGAACAGGGGGCTTTGCCCCCTGTTTTTTTGTAAAAAATCAAAAGGAGGTTCGGATGGACCAGCCTATCACAAGGGCCGAGCATGAAGAATTCAGGCGGCGGCTCGAAGAAGAAAACTCCCGTCAGGACAGGCGGATTGCACTGCTGGAGGAAAGCGTGAGCAAAATGGGCGCACTGTCTACCTCTGTTGAAAAACTGGCCTTGAGTATGGAAAGCATGGTCAAGGAACAGGAAAAACAGGGCAAGCGGCTGGAAACGCTGGAAGATCGTGACGGTGAAATGTGGCGCAAGGCCGTTGGGTACGTTGTGACAGCGGTCATCGGCGTTTTTCTTGGCTATGTGTTCACGCAACTTGGTTTTTAGGGGGGTGTTTTATATGAGCATTATTTCGTTTCAGTGCGGGGACAAAACCGCGCTGACCAAAGATTTTGCACGGTCGGAGTTCCAGTGTTCGTGTGGATGCAGTGAGCAAAAGGTAGATACGGAGCTTGCTGAGAAACTTCAAATCATCCGGGATAAGGTGGGTCGGCCCATCAAAATCACCAGCGGCTACCGCTGCATTGTTCACAATGCCAGCAAAACCGTGGGCGGCAGTCCGAACAGCAAGCATCGCTACGGGATGGCCGCAGACTGGCGGCTCAAAGATCGCGGTCTGAACCCGGTGGCACTGGGGATTCTGGCGGTGGAAGCTGGCTTCGGAGGTGTGGGCATCTACTGGTACGGCAACTATGCTTTTGTTCACGCGGACACCCGCAACGCAAAGGCAACGTGGCTGTGTGATGCAACAAAGCACTATCCATCTACCACCTACCTGAAATTCATTCTGCCGACCATCCGCCGGGGCTGTACCGGGGATGCAAACAGAGCGGCAACAAAGATGCTCCAGCGGTTGCTGGGGCTGACTCCGGACGGCATTTTTGGAGAAAAAACCGAAAACGCCCTGCTGAAAGCGCAGGAGAAGCACAAGCTGGCCGTGGATGGCATCTGCGGCCCTGCCAGCTGGAAGGCCATCTCCGGGGCTTCCAAGTACCTGTGAAACATCCGATATAACCAACACGACAAAACGGCGCAGGGGTGGCTCCCCGCGCCGCTGATACTTATAGGAGGCAATATCATGGAAGCTATGCTGAACTTCATCCCTGCGCCCATCGCCATCGCACTGATGCTGCTGGGCTTCGTTGCTCTGGCAGTCGGTGGCATCCGGCTGGGCTACAAGGCCACCGTCAAGGATCTGGCGCTGGAGCTGGTCGAAAAAGCTGAACTGTCCATCATGGGCAGCGGGCAGGGCGCCAAAAAGAAGAAGCAGGTGTTCGCGGCTCTCCGCGCCAAGTGCCCGGCGGCTATCCGCTGGGCTATCACCGACGAGGTGCTGGACGCTGTTATCGAACACGCCTTTGATGTTATGACCGCAGCACTTGGCAAAAAGTCTTGACTGCTGCATGAGTGCCGTGTAAAATAGAGGCACTTGAAAAGCTTCGGCTTTTGTAGAGAGTGGCCCGGCATGGTCCACTCTTGATTTTATATTTGGCTGCTCCGGCGGCGCGCAAAAATCCCCCTCTGCTTTGTCGAAGCCCTGCGAACCTCGCGGGGTATGTGTAGGCAAAGTGGAGGGGGATTTTTTGTTTTCTTAGAACTTCATCTGCGCAGCATCTTCAACGCTCACGTCATCGATTACCTCCGAAGATCTCCGTTGTATACGCGAACCAGCACCCAGTCAGACAGGGGTTTGACGTTTCCGATCCAGTCCCGGAGGGCTTCATCGGTGCCGCAAGCCTCGCAGATGTACACGCCCTTGGCGTGGCGGCTCAATGCACCGTGGGGCAGCTTGTCCGGCATCCTCTCGCCGCAGCGGGGACACAGCGGCCAGCCCTGCTCCTGATCGGCCTGCATCCTGGCAATAATCTTTTCGTCTGTCATTGTTTAATCCCTCGTCAATTCATATTTTCACGTTCCCAGTCGACCCAGCGGTAAATTTCTTTGCCGGACATGGATTCCGGCTTGCTGGTCTTGATGTAGTCCTGCTGGCCGAAGATTTCCAGCCGCTCGATGTTGTGCGGGCTCTGGGTGATGATTTTCGCCGGGCGGCCAACCTCGCTGCCGGGGATCTCGATGCGGTACAGATACAGATTGCTGTCAAAATACCAATCGCTCTTGATGTACCGTTCTTCGGCATCCGTGCTCTCGATGGCCTCGATGTACTCGCTCAGCGCACCGAAGACTTCCAGCCGGGTGGGTGCTTTGTCGAAGTCGGTCACATCAAAGAGTTTGATGTAGGAGATTCGGCCACGCTCAAAGGCAAACTCTTCGATGGTGCCGGAATATTTGTAAAGTTTCATCGTCATATCCTCCGAACGCCCGTATAGCCAGATAGCACAGCTTTCAAAATCACTTGCTCTGGGTGCTTGCCACGATTCCGCCAAGGCACAGCCAGTGGCGGCCATCGGCGTTGCGTTTCCATTCGCCGCCGAGCGTTTCAAATGCGGCAATCATGCCGTAGTAGCTGATCTCCGGCTCGGTAGGCAGCCTCTCTCCGTCATCGTTGTACTCGGCACGGCCGGCAGCAATGTCCATCTCGGCATCAGACCGGGCGTATGCCCACTGGTTATCCAGCCTTTCGGCCAGACGCTGGAGGGAAGCGCGAATATCGGAAATTTTCATGGTCTACTCCTTTACCATTCATAGGAGCCGCGCCGCTGGCTGGCTTCCATGCGTTCCTTTTCAATCATGGCGGCGATCCGGGACTTCTCTTTGATGCTGAGGCCCCAAGCCTTTTCACAGGGGATGGCAACAATGAAGCCGTCCTCATGGATGCCGTACTCATTGAAATCTTCATCAACGTACCGTTTGCAGTTGTGCGGTCGGTCGTTGAAGTCGTATTCTACCTCATCAGGAATGCGGGTCAGCTTGCCCCTGATGGGGAAGTTGTTCAGCTTTGCAAATTCTCGGATGGTCATGGTGCTTCTCCTCACTCAATCGCTTCTTCAATGCTGCTGGTGGCATCTTCCAGACTGCTTACTGCATCGGACAGGCTTTCGCAGATTTCTTCGATATGCTTGTACCGTTCGCCGCTCTGGAAGTTTTCTGGGATGTTGTCCCGGCATTCTTCTTCCTCAGTCTGGATTTCCTCAAGCTGACTCTGGAGGGTCTCAAGCTGATCAATGATGGCCTGCAGGGCCTTTCTGCGCTCTTTGTTCATATATATTCTCCTTGATTTTTCATCGGTGGGTGGTTATAATTAAAAAGCGAGGGCGGCGGCTCCTACCCGCCGCCCTGCTCTTACGGATTACTTGTTATCCGTGGGGGTCTCGTTGCTCTGAATGATTCTGTTGGGTTTAATCGTGATCGTTATCCGCTCTGCAAGATCGGGATGTTCGACCAAGATTTCCAGCAGCTCTTTCAGAGCTTTTGTTTTTTCATCCATCGGTCTGTTCTCCTTTCCGGTGAGCTTTCCGCTCCTCCTGACACCTATATTATACAGGATTTCCTTTATAATGTCAAGGCTTTTCTTAAAGAAAAACCTATATTTTTGAAAATATTTCTTGACAAAATACAGGAAATCATTTATACTTGCGGTGAGGTGATGAGCATGGATTTCCCAACGAAAATCAAAATGGCTGAAGCTGTTGCCAAAGTAAAAGAAGCTGAACTTGCCCGGCGGATGGACACCACCCCGCAGGCATTCAACCAGCGAATGAAAACAGGAAAGTTCAAGTATGAAGAACTGGAGCAGATGGCGCAGGCCATGGGCGCAGAACTTGTTGTGAACTTCCGCTTCCCGGATGGAACAGAGGTATGATAAAAGCCGCCAGTGTTTTTGAAGCGCTGGCGGCTTTCTTTATGCCGTGGGTAAGGACTTTACCTGAGAAGCACCAAAGAATGATGCCCGGTAGGTCTGGCCGTCACCCTTGCTGCTGTGGATAAGCACAGCCTGAAACAGGGCCTTTGCGCCATGCTCCACCATGTACCCGGCGGCTTTCCAGCCTGCCCAAGTGTTCACCGGTTCGGCTACCCCGGCGGCCTGCTGGGCTTCCTCGATGCGCTGGGCGTTGATCGGCTCGGCCTTTGCACTGTTCCATGCCCGGTGCAGGCACTCGGAAAAGGCGGCAACGCCCTTTCGATACAGCTTCCATGCCTTGCGCATGATGGCGGACAGATCAAACTTTTTCATAATGCCCTCTCTTTCTTTGGCTGAAAAGATAAAATAAAAAGCAGCAGGGGAGTGGGTTACTGACTTAGCATGCGCTCACGACTTACTGCGCTCCCGGCTCTTACTTCGCCCCTTGCCTTCCGGTCGTACTCCCTTGCTGTGATTATAGTATCTTCCTTTTTGCCTTGAAAGACAACAGCAAAACCGATATTTTATAAAGAAAATAGATGATAAAATAAACAAATATATTTATATAATAAGCCCGGATTGTGTATCCGGGCAGTGGATTTTTTGCAAAAAAAGTCCCCAGACACCGAAGTGTCCGGGGAAAGGGGATAACTTACTTGTCGGACGTTATGGATCTGCACCGTGGCGTTGCAAGCCTGCTTCGGGTCAAATCATCCAAATCTTCTTCTTGAACCAGAAGATCGGAGATTTTGCAATCCAAGGCTTTGCAAATCAAATCAAGCTGTTCCAAAGATACCCGGTCGGTCATCTCATGGTAAAGATCATTGATTGTGTTTCGCCTGATTCCAGTTGCGTCTGCAAGTTGCTTCTGAGTCCATCGCTTTTCGCCTAAGCGGACGGACAACAAAATCCTTAACATCAGCCATATCTCCTTTGCGGAGAGTGTAGCATAAAAGGATAATCTATATCAGCAAAATGATATTTAATATCGTATTCCGATATTTTCGATTTGAGGGCGAGTGTGACTACCGATTGACTACCACGGTGCTTTTTTGTATTTGCGCAATCCTTTATAGAATAGCGTATATTCGTTGTTTATTTTTGCTTTTGCACCAATGGAGTGCGGGCTGGAATGACTCTTAATCAGTGGGCCCAGGGTTCGAGTCCCTGGAGGTGCACCAATAAAAGAGCGTTGAATCGTAAGATTTGACGCTCTTTTTCGTTATGTAACCCCGAAAATTCGGGGCTTGCACGGTCAATGCACGGTTTTTGCACGGTCGGCTTTTTCGTGGGAATCCTCTGCATGGGCTGGAATTGCTTTGAAATGCGTGGTAAATTTTGCATCAGGTCAGAAGAGCCAGACGGAGCTGCGCCTTTACTTCGGGGTCTGCGTTCTTCAGAAGTTCCAGCAGAGCAGTCATAGAGATGGTCGGTTCGCCTGCGGCGGGTACAGCCTGTGGGCTGGGGCTTTCGGACTTAGCATAGAACCCTTCCTCGAACTTCTTCCCCAGTTCAACACGAGAGGACTGCTGGATATGGGCGTAGGTGTTCACCAGCATATCTGCCGTAGCGTGTCCAGTGGTTCCCTGAACGGCCTTCACATCGCCGCCGGAGATCATCAGCTGATAAGTCGCACTGGAATGCCGCAAACCGTGAAAGACAATGCGGGGGAACTCCGGGTGGGCATCCTGCCACTTGAGGAACTTTTTGCGGATGAGCACCGGCTCCACCGCCAGACCGTTGGGCAGACGGAACAGCATCCCACTGTCATGGTAGCGTGTCGGGTCTTTTCTCTCGTCTGTCGCCAGCTGATTCAGCCACTTCTTCAATTCTTCTTTTAGTGCAGAGGTCATGAAGATGGTGCGGCAGGAGGATGCGGTTTTGGTGCTTTTCAGGATGAGGGAAGTGGTGCTGCGCTCCAGCTTGTCCGGGAATACCTTGATGATGCAGCCATCGTCCACTTGGTTCAGGGCTTCTTTTCGCACCCGCTGCATGGATTTGTTGATACGGAAGGTTCCGATACCATCTGCTGCGTCAAAATCAAGATCTTCTGGGGTCAGACCAACGATCTCGCCTTCTCGCAGCGCGCCCACCAGTGTGAGATGGACTGCCAGATGCAGGATGGGGTCCTCCATGCTGTCCAGAGCCGCCCGCATTTCCTCTACCGTCCAGATGGTGCGCTCCTGCGTGGACTTCTTGGGGCTGTCCACAGGAACAGGACTTTTGACAAGAATGCCCCATTCCACGGCGTACTGGAACGCTGTGCCCAGCAGCCGATGCACCTCATGGATCGTCGTGCCGGAAAGGAATCGCTGCTTCTGCTTTTCGGTCAATTCCTGCTTCTTTCCCTCGATATACGAACCGCAGGGCGTTTTGCTCAGGGTCGTATAGAGGTTTTCCATGTGGTAGGGCTTGAGTTTCTGCATCTCCATGCTGCCGATATAGGGGATAATCAGATTCTGGATGGTGGAAAGATTGGATTCGTAGGTTTTGGGGGCCCACTTGTGCTTGCTGCACTGCTTGGGCAGCCAATCCATGAGGAACTCTGCCACCGTCACCGAGGACGGAATCAGGAATGTGCCAGCTGCCAGTTCATGTTCGATCTGCTTCTTTCGGTTCGTTGCCTCCTCTTTTGTAGGAAAACTTTCCCATTTGTCGCAGCTCTTGCCGTGTTCATCTTCGTAGGTGTAGCGGACGCTGTAAGAGTTGCCGCGCTTCGTAATATATGCCATACTGTTTGCCTCCTCTTATCAAGCTGCCCGGTAGAGCCACGCATCGAAGCTGTCCTTCGGCACACGGATGCTTCCGCCTACCCGCAGGACACGGAATTCGGTGGTGCTGTTGCACAGGTTGTAAGCAGAGCGCAGACTGATGGCCAGCATTCGTGCGATCTCTTCCACCGTGTACACCAGCTTTGTAGTTGCCGGGCTGTCAGTCGGAGACTTGACGGCATTGGTTTGAGTGACCACTTCCATTGTAGTGGGATTCGAGTCCTTTTGCAAGAACTTATTCGTATAATCGGAAGATTGCACAGGGACGGTCATAGAATTACGGTCAAAATCCATAAGCATTTCTCCTTATATTGTCATATCATCTAAAAATTCAGCTTAAAGTTCTACATCTTGCCCACGCCTGCGGTTTCGCTGCTGCACATTCATGGTGAGCTCCTGCTTGGGGGCAAGAATCTTTTCCAGAAAGCCGCACACCAGTTCGGGCGCACGGTGGAGAGCATCCAGATAGGGTTTTACGTCGTACCACAGGTCGTGGTACTTGTTGCTCCAACGAACGGCCTCTTTCTTGGCGGTGGAAAGTTCTTCTTTCAGGCGGCGGTTCTCCACATCCATCATATAGCCGTGGTCGGCTTGCTTTTTCAGCTTGGAAAACTCTTCTTCGGTCAGCGAATAGTTGCCGAGAAAGGTGCGCTTACCAATATAATCCAGATCGCGCGCATGAATGAGGGCTTCTTTTGTGAGCGTGACCTTTTTCTGCACAGCGGCAAGTTCCTTTTCGGTCTTGGAGAGGGTTTTGTTGGTTTGGGTGAGGTGCTGCTCTTTCTGGTCAATCTGGGCGGTCAGAGTGTCCAGTCGCTCCTGCTCCCGCTGGACTTTGAACTGGGTGACGGTCAGGTGTTCTTCAGTGCTGCCACGCTCACCGCGCTCTACATCCGTATACCCGGCGTTGCGCATATAGTGGAAGAAATCGTCTTGCAGGACACTGTACGACTTCTTCAGGACTGGCTTGCCGCTCTTTTGCAGGACAGGCTTTCCGGCATCGTCCAGCAGGGGCTTGGAAGCCCACTTCTTGCTTCGGCTGACCTGCATGACGGTCTCCTTGACTGTGCCGACCAGTGCCTTGTCCTTGCAGCGTTTCGACCAGAGGATCTGCTTTTCCACCACAGGCACATAGACCACATGGAGATGATAGTGGTAGACTTCACGGCCTAATGCTTCGGTCATGGCACGGTTGATCTCATCGGCGTGCATGACTGCCGAGAGGATATACTGCTCACCGCCCACGATTTGAACGGCAGCTTGGTAGGCATCCTCATAGAACTGCTTGGCGAACTCGTAGCCGCCGTGGTTGTCAAAGTAGGCCGAGTTGACATCAAAGACAAGCTCGCAGTAATGGGTGGCATCCGGCTTCAAGCCGCGCGTTGAAATCGTGCCAGCGGTTTCCAGTTGGGAGAACAGGTC